AGCTTCTTGTCTCCCCAAGGACCTGACTATGCCAAGTCGCTACTGCGGTTCTCCGCGGGCGTAGATTTGACCGCTGAAGGCCACTACTGGCTTGCGGTCCATGGGGCTAATTGCTTTGGAGAGGATAAGTGTTCCTTCGATGACCGTAGGGCGTGGGTTCTGACTCACGATATGGACATTCGGGCCTGTGCTGCCGACCCCATGGGTTATACCATGTGGACCAAAGCTGGCGACCCTTGGATGTTTCTTGCGTTTTGCTTTGAGTGGGCCAGTGCGGAGATTGGGAAGCCCTCACGATTACCAGTGAGCCTTGATGGGTCCAACAATGGTCTGCAACACCTGTCTGCCATTGGCCTGTGTTCCAGCGGTGGAGAAAGCACCAATCTAATACCGAGTGATACTCCCCGCGACATTTATCAGGATGTGGCTGATGCCGTGATAGTTGTGTTGGAAAGCCGCAAGGCCCACGACCCCATGGCGGTTCAGTGGCTTGACTTTGGTGTGTCCCGCAAGACCACTAAGCGGCCTGTGATGGTGGTGCCTTACGGTGGGCGTATCTACAGCACCAGAAAGTACATTGAGGACTACATAGTGGACCAAACAGAAGCAGGGAAAATTAATCCATGGGGCCATGACCTATTCGGCCCCTCACACTACCTAAGTTCGATTGTGTGGGAATGTATCTCAGAGGTGATTGTAAGTGCGCGGGTGGTTATGGATTGGCTACAGGAGATATCCTCCCGCGTGTCCAAAGAAAACCTCCCCGTTATCTGGGAGACACCAACAAAGTTTTTAGTCCACCAGATGTACCCAGAAACAAGGTCCCGAAGGATAGTAACCCACATAGACAACAGCCTTATCAAACCCCAAGTCAGAGAACAGGACTTCACTAAGTCCGACAGGCGTAGGGCTGTTAACGGGGCCTCACCAAATTTCATACATTCGCTGGACAGCGCAGCAATGACCCTCACGATAAATAGGTGTGTCCAAAAGGGCATTACGGACTTCGCAATGGTTCATGATTCTTATGGGGTACATGCCTCAAATGTTCCTGTGCTTTTTGAAGAAACGAGGGTTGCTTTTTACGAAATGTATGCACAGAATGAGGTACTAGAGCAGTTTAGAATGTGTGCTCTTGAGGTAGTTGATGATGTACCAGATACCCCAGCAAAAGGTGATTTGGACCTAGCTTTGGTTAAGGAGTCCAACTACTTTTTCGCATAAAACATCCACTTTGGTACAATGTGCATATTATGGGACATTATAGCATGACCAAAACTACAGAGTGGCTAATTGCACAACACGAAATTCATCGTCTGAGGGACATGATAATTCCCACGGACCTGACAGCCAAGCTCATTGAAGCGGGTATAGAACCTTCTGCACTCCAAGCGGAAAAATTAACTAAGTTAACTCACAATGAAGAGGATACATTTTATGAGTTACGCGACTACGAAAGCTGGTGAGGCCCTGTGGGTCAACGCCTTTGTGCCTGACTTCAAGTTTGACGAGAACGGTGTCTACAATATGAAGTTTCGCCTACGTGGTGAGGAGGCAATGGAGCTTCAAGAGACTGTAGACAATCACCACTCTAACTCTAAGGCAAGAGCCAAAGAGGAAAACCCTAAGAAGAAAATCAAAGAGGCAAGTTTGCCATATACCGAAGTCTTTGATGAGGACGGTAATGAGACAGGCGAGCTTGAGTTTACCTTTAAGCAGAAGGCCGTAATCACCACCAAGAAAGGCCCCATGGACATGAGCGTTGCTGTGTTCGATGCAAAGGGCAGTCCCATTACTAAGCCTGTCAGTATCGGGAATGGCTCAGAGGTTATCGTGGCCTACGAACCATACCTTTACTACGTGGGTTCAATGGGTGCGGGTGTCACCCTGCGCTTTAAGGGTCTTCAAATTCTCAAGTTAGTAGCACCCCCCACCAAGGACGGGGATGAAGCGGATAGCTACGGCTTTAAGAAACAAGAGGAAGGATACGAGAGCAAAGAAGAGAGCAGTGATGACCACTACGAAGACGAAGAAGACCAAAGCCCCTTCAAAGACCAAACCCAAGGTAACGATGCCGAAGAAGAGGACTTTTAGAAGCGGCTTTGAAAAGACTGTAGCCATGGCCCTATCTAGGGCAGGGGTTAACTATGAGTACGAGGCTTACCGCCTTCCGTATATCGTAGAACGCAACTACCTTCCTGATTTTAGATTGCCTTCAGGCGTCTTCATTGAGGCCAAAGGTTACTTCAAATCTGCTGACCAACGCAAACACAAGCTACTGAAACAACAATCCCCTGACATAGAGGTAAGGTTCGTTTTTCAGAACGCACGTGGGCGTGTTCAAGGGAGCCGTTTATCCTGTGCCGAGTGGTGCGAGAAACACGGCTTTCTGTATGCAGAAACCAAAGTTCCCAAAGAATGGATAAAGTAAATGGCAGAACGCAAAGAAACTGACTTTGTGGTTATTCATTGCAGTGCAACCAAGCCTGACATGGATATCGGAGCAAAGGACATTGACCGATGGCACCGCCAGAAAGGGTGGCGTAAAATCGGATACCACTACGTGATTAAGCGTGATGGAACCATCGAAGAAGGCCGTGACCTTGGCGAAGTCGGCGCACACGCCAGAGGTATCAACAGTAAATCCGTGGGCATCTGTATGTCTGGGGGTATCGCTGATGACGGCAAGTCTGAAGACAACTTCACCGATGAACAGTGGAACGCTCTAGGGCCGCTGGTCAACCAAATGAAGGTAGCGTTTCCCGATGCTGAAGTGTTGGGCCACCGTGACCTTCCTAACGTGGCAAAAGACTGCCCATGTTTTGATGTGAGGGAATGGTGGAAAGAGACGGAAGTGAGTTCATAGCGCACACACCATGCCCTGCCTGCCCATCGAGTGACGGCTTTGCGCTGTACGACGATGGGCATGGCTACTGTTTTAGCTGTGGGCATTACGAAACCAATCAACATACAGAAGAAAGGAGTTCACCCAAAGTGAACACTGAGTTAGTTAACCAAGGCGATAATAGAGCGTTAGCAAAACGCCACATTACTGAAGAAACTACCCAGAGATTTGATTACCAGATTGGTAAGTTCAAGGGTAAGACTGTTCAGATAGCCAACTATAAAAACAACAGCGGCACAACGGTTGCCCAGAAACTACGTTTTCCCAACAAGGACTTTTTGTTCATTGGGGATACGAAAGAAGCTGGCCTTTATGGTCAATGGATGTGGCGCGATGGCGGCAAGAGATTGGTGGTCGTAGAAGGTGAGATAGACTGCCTCTCTGTATCTCAAGTAATCGGCAAGAATTGGCCCGTAGTGTCTGTCCCGACAGGCTCAAAGGGCGCAAAGAAAGCCATGCAAAAGCAACTTGAGTGGCTCTGCAAATTTGAGAGCGTCATATTGATGTTCGATAGTGACGATGCGGGTAAGGAAGCAGCAAAGGAATGTGCTGGTTTGTTCCCTGCGGGTAAAGCTAAGATTGCCCTGTTACCCCGCAAGGATGCCAATGAAATGTTGGTTGCTGGGGATACCAAGGAAATCACCAACGCCATGTTCGATGCCAAGCCCTTCAGACCCGATGGGATTGTCAACGGTACTGAGCTTTGGGACGTAGTTACCAGTGAGGACAATACGGTATCCTTTGACTACCCCTATGCTGGCCTCAACGCTAAGACCCTTGGGCTACGCAAAGGCGAGATTGTCACTGTTACCGCTGGCAGTGGCATAGGTAAGTCACAGCTTTGCCGTGAGTTCTCCCACTTCCTTCTGACACAGGGGGAAACCGTGGGTTACATAGCACTTGAAGAAAGCGTCAAGCGTACCTCTTTGGGCCTTATGTCACTAGCCATAAACAAACCCCTTCATCTTGGGACCGTTGAGGTATCACAAGACGAATTGAAGGAAGCCTTCGACACGACCCTTGGGACAGGTAGGGTCTTTTTGTACGACCATTGGGGTTCTACGGACTCCCAGAATCTCATGGATAAAATTAGGTATCTTGCCAGTGGGTGTGAGTGTGGTTGGGTGATACTCGACCATATCTCAATCGTTGTTTCGGGCATGGAAGGGGGCGACGAAAGACGCCTCATAGACAACACCATGACCAAGTGTCGGGCCTTAGTGGAAGAACTAAAGATTGGCCTCATTCTTGTCAGTCACCTCAAGCGTCCTGAAGGCAAGGGACATGAGGAAGGCGGTAGGACAACATTGGCTCAATTACGTGGTTCCGCTGGTATCGCACAACTCTCAGATATCGTGCTGGGATGTGAACGGGACCAACAGGACCAAGAGACAGGCAACATGACCGTTGTTAGGGTCTTAAAAAATCGATGGACGGGCGAAACGGGCGTAGGGTGTTTGTTGGAATACGACAAATACACTGGGCGTATGACAGAGATTTCTTCGGCAGAGTTCGATGATGACGATGCTGTTGTAAAGTTTCCCGCTGCAACTTCCGAGTTTTAATTAGTTACTCCCGCGAGAGGACGTATAGATGAGACTTCTGTTCGATATCGAAACAGACGGTTTGTTGGACTCCGTTACAAAGGTCCATTGCCTTGTTGCCAGTGATATAGATACTGGCGATGAATACTATTGGGAACAAAGGGATATCGTTACTGGTATCAGGTTCCTTCAGACAGCCAAGATGCTTTCTGGGCATAACCTTGTTGGCTTTGACGTTCCTGTGTTGGCAAAGCTGTATCCTAAAGAGAAGTTAACTGGGTTAACAATCAGGGACACGCTGGTTATGTCACGGCTTATCTGGCCTGACCGTAAGGACAGGGACTTCAAGCTGTTCCGAATGGGCAAGCTGCCCCCGAAGATGATAGGACGCCACAGCCTCAAGGCTTGGGGGTATCGCCTTGGGGAATATAAGGGTGAGTTCGCAGAGGAAACTGATTGGTCAGAGTACAGCCAAGAAATGCTGGACTACTGCCGACAGGACGTAAAGCTAAACGTCAAGCTATTCCACAAGATAGAAGCCCTTGGGTATAGCGAAGATGCCATTCAGCTAGAACACGATATCCATTCAATTCTGATTCAACAGCAGAAAGATGGGTTTCCCTTCGATGAACGTAAGGCCCAGGAATTGTTCGTTACCCTGAATGAAAGACGCATGGGTATCGAAGCGGAACTAACCACCAACCAACCCCCTTGGATAGAAGAAATAGAGTTCATCCCAAAGAGGGACAACCGTACTCGCGGTTACGTCAAGGGGGAGCCATTTATTAAGCGCAGGGAAATCCCGTTTAACCCCAGTAGTCGTGAGCATATCAGTCGGTTGCTCATGGAGAAACATGGGTGGGAGCCTTCTGAGTTTACAGACACAGGCATCCCCAAGGTGGACGAAAAAATCCTCAGTGAACTTGAGTACCCAGAGGCTAAACTTCTGAATGAATACCTTATGTTGCAGAAACGCATTGGGCAACTTTCGGACGGAGCGCAAGCATGGATGAAGCTAGTAAAGGACGGGAAAATTCATGGAAGTGTCAATCATATGGGCGCAGTTACGTCACGATGTACGCACCAAAATCCCAACACTAGCCAAATTCCTAGCGTATCGGCTGAGTATGGTGTGGAGTGTCGTAGTCTTTTTCACGCACCTGATGGTTTTGTGGTCCTTGGGGCTGATTGTTCTGGTTTGGAATTGCGTTGCTTGGCCCATTTCATGGCTCTTTATGATGATGGTGAATATGCTGATATCTTGCTTAACGGAGATATCCATACGGCAAACCAACTTGCGGCTGGATTACCCTCACGCGACATGGCTAAGACATTCATTTACGGTTGGCTTTACGGGGCAGGCGACGAGAAAATTGGTAAGATTGTGGGTAAAGGCAGTAAGGAGGGAGCTAGGTTAAAGAAAGAATTTCTAAGTAAAACCCCAGCCTTGGATAAGCTGCGAAATGCGGTCAACAAAGGCGCACTCAGGGGTTATCTCTATGGACTCGACAGGCGCAAGATGCCTGTCAGACACGCACATGCCGCAATGAATACCCTACTGCAAGGATGTGGGGCAGTCATTTGTAAGCGATGGGTTGTTGAGTTCCATAAATTACTAAAAGAGCAAGGCTTTACCCACGGCAAGGATTATTGGCAAGCCGCCTTTGTCCATGACGAGGTGCAGGTAATTGTTCGACAAGAGGTAGGAGATACCATTGGTAAACTCTGTATCGAAGCAATCAAAAAAGCGGGTACGTACTACAATTTCCGTATCCCACTCGACGGGGAATACAAGCTCGGAAAAAACTGGGCTGAAACCCACTAAGGCTAACCGAAAGAAGTTTGACCTAGATTTGGCCTATGGTGAACTTCATGAAACTGAGTTCCTAAATGTCCTGAAGAATAAGAAGGTCGAAGTGAAGACCGAGAGGGACAAGTGGGTTAAAACAGGCAACATCTGCATTGAGTACCAAAGCTACGGGAAACCCAGCGGGATTGATGCTACTGAGGCCGACTATTGGGTTCACAACCTAGCTATAGGCGACGATGTTTATTGTCGTTTGTTGTTTTCTGTGGACACCCTTCGCAAGATTATTCGGGAACCAAACAAATTCAAAACTGTTTTTGGTGGGGATAACAACGCTTCCCGAATGTATCTAATTAAACTCTCCAAGCTGTTCACCAAAGAACAACTAGAGATTTATTCTAATCTATCCACATTGGTAAAGGATGAAGAATGACTGCACTACTTATAGATGGTGATATCGTGGCTTTTAAAGCTGCTACTGTAAGTGAACACCCCGTCCATTGGGGGGATGACCTATGGACACTGCACTCATACACCAGTGAAGCATATGTTTACGCTGCGGCTATGGTGGAACAATTACACGAGAAATCTGGATGCACTCATGCTTGGGTTTTCTTTTCAGGCAAGAAGAATTTTCGAAAGGAAGTGGACCCAAAATACAAGGCAAACCGCATAGGCAAGCGTAAGCCCCTTTGCCTAGCACCGCTGCGTAAACGAATGGAAGAAACAATGCGGTGTGTTTCCTTCGACGGCCTTGAGGCTGATGACCTATTGGGTATTTATGGAAGCGCACTCCCACACAAAACTGTAATCTGGTCCATAGATAAAGACCTTCGGCAAATCGCTGGGTTGCACCTCATAGATGACGAGGTTGTAGAGATATCCCCTGAGACTGCCGAGCGTAATTTCTGGATGCAAGTTTTGGTTGGTGACACAGCGGATAACTACAAAGGCTGTGTGGGTGTAGGTCCTGTAAAAGCCGAAAAGATACTCACGAAAAAAGACGGGCTGACCACATGGGAAAAGGTACTCGCGGCCTACGAGAAAGCTGGGCAGACCTTCGATGATGCCCTGACCAACGCCCGACTAGCTTTCATTCTCCGAAAGAACCAGAGGGACACGCTTTGGGAGCCGCCAATCCAATGAAATACGAACACTATAAAAGATTAGAGGATGCAAGAGTGACGGATGAAATGGTCAATAAACCCGCCCACTATAATCAGAGCGAGATTGAGTGCATTGATGCAATCAAAGCGGCAACAGGTAAATCCTACGAAGCCTATCTTCAAGGCACAATCATCAAATACCTATGGCGGTACAATCATAAACACAAAGACAGAATTGAAGACCTCAAGAAAGCTCAAAACTACCTCTCAAGATTAATCCAAGAGGTAACAACTAATGGCTAAATGGAGTTTTTCTATGATTAACCGTGAAGAATACGCAAAGGTTCTAGAAGCCAGCAAAGCCCTTAATTTCAATGGCTACCAAAAGGAAGCCCATAGCACAGCGGTCTATCCCCCAGAAATGGGTATGGCCTACTGTGTCACTGGGTTGTGCGCTGAGACGGGCGAGGTAGCCGATAAGGTTGCTAAATACTACAGAGGTGACGGTGATTTAAACCGTGATGGCCTCAAGAAAGAGTTGGGGGATGTTCTGTGGTTTATTGCAGAGCTTTCCACACACCTAGGATTTGACTTGGATGAAGTGGCCCAAGGCAACCTAGACAAACTAGCAGATAGACAAAAAAGAAATGCCCTCAAGGGTAATGGAGATAACCGTTAATGGACCAGTATCAGCAATATATCGCACTCAGTAAATACGCTCGTTTTGTCGAAGGTGAAGAACGCAGGGAAACATGGGGAGAGAGTGTCGATAGATATATTAACTTCTTTTCAGAAAAATTCCCCCAAGCTAAAAAAGACCTTGCTGAAGCCTCTGGTTATATCAAGTCACTTGCCGTTGTTCCTTCGATGAGAGCAATAATGACAGCGGGTCCCGCTTTAAACAGGGACCATATAGCGGGTTATAATTGTTCGTATCTGGCGATTAACGACCAAAGGGCCTTCGATGAAACCTTGTATCTCCTGATGTGTGGTACGGGTGTTGGGTATTCTGTGGAACGTGCAAACACCGAACAACTACCAACAGTACCCCTGAAGCTAAAACCAAGTGATGATTTGATTATCGTTGAGGACAGCAAAATAGGATGGGCAGAGGGCCTACGTAAACTCATAACCGCATTGTATAACGGGGAAGTTCCACAGTGGGACTTGGGCAAGATTAGACCCTCTGGCTCTCGCCTCAAAGTCTTTGGTGGCAGGGCCTCTGGACCCGACCCACTTGAGAAACTGTTTAAGTTTACCATTAAGACTTTTCGGGAAGCAGAAGGACGCCGCCTAAAACCTTTAGAATGTCACGATATTCTTTGTGCTGTTGCTGCGTCAGTTGTGGTTGGCGGGGTGCGCCGAAGTGCAATGATTAGCATATCGGACCTTAATGATGACGAAATGCGTAACTGCAAATCAGGGGAGTGGTGGAAAGACAACATTGACCGTAAGTTTGCTAACAATTCTGTGGGATATACTGAAAAGCCTTCTATGGGTGACTTCCTTTCCGAGTGGCAATCGTTGTACCAGTCTAAGAGTGGTGAAAGAGGTATCTTCAACCGCAAGGCCGCTATGGACCAAGCGACCAAATCAGGCCGTAGGGACCCTAATCACGCCTTCGGGACAAATCCTTGCGGAGAGATTTTATTACGCGATATGCAGACATGTAATCTCTCAGAGTGTATCATTAGGGTTTCTGACGATGAAGAACTACTGACCAAAAAGGTTCGCATAGCAACATTATTGGGAACACTTCAGTCTGCCTTAACCGACACTCGGTACTTACGTCCTGAGTGGAAGAAAAACATGGAAGAGGAACGTCTTTTGGGCGTTAGCTTCACAGGCATTATGGACAACCCCTTGATGCACGAAGGGGATGGACTTGCCAGTTTGTTAGACCGCCTAAAGAAAGAAGTGCTAAAGACAAATAAGAAGTGGGCTATTAGGCTGGGTATCCCTGCGTCTGCCGCTACAACTTGCGTCAAGCCAAGTGGGACGGTTTCACAGCTAAGTTCGTCTGCCTCTGGGATTCACCCACGATACGCTAACCACTACATTCGGCGGGTACGTGCAGACATCAAGGACCCTCTGGCAACATGGATGGCTGACCAAGGGCTTCCTAACGAACTAGACAAACACCAAGAGGATAATTTGGTTTTCTCGTTCCCTATCAAATCCCCAGCGGGTTGCGTTACTCGCCACTCTATGACCGCTATGGACCAACTTAACCTATGGATGATTTACAGAAAATATTGGACTGAGCATAACCCCAGTATCACCGTGTATGTCTCTGAGGACGAGTGGATTGAGGTTGCCGATTACGTGTATCAGAACTTTGAAGATGTTGGTGGGGTGTCGTTTTTACCTAGGGAAGACGATGAACACACCTACGTACAAGCACCTTATGAAGAAATAAATGAGTTGCAATATGCTGATTTTATGGGTAAAATGCCCTCAGTTTCTTTCTCGGCTTACAGGGAAGCTAAGGACATGACGGTTGCTTCACAGGAACTAGCATGTACGGGCGGTGCTTGTGAGCTTTAGGGATTGTTAACTGGGTTAACTAACTTCGGGTCGCCTTCGGGCGGCCCTTTTTCGTTTATTGGACATTATCGGGTTTACCACCATGAAAATATTTACAGGCACACCGCTGATATCAAAAGAGGTTCTACATTACCTTGAGGCTCAGTACCCAGACAGGATTCCTATGGATACCTCTCTGACCGCTGAAGACTTCCGTTATCTGCAAGGCCAACAAAGCGTTATCGAAAAGATACGCCAACTCACAGAGTTTGAAGAAGAGGACTAACCATGTGCCTACCTAAGAAAACAGTTGTCATGCCAGAGCAGAAAACAATGACACCAACTATCGGGGCATCAGCACCCGCTGCGGCGGTCTTAAACACAAAGCCTGTAGATTTTGATGCGGTTGATAGCGACAGTGCGTCCCTAAAGAAGAAATCCAAGGGCAAGAAAGCCTTTCGTATCACTAAGAAAAACGATGTGGGTACACCTATGTCTGGTTCTGGCCTCTCAATTCCTAAGAGTGCTTAGAAATGTGTACGGGTGTAGAGTACATTTCGCATGAAGCCTACAATAACCCTAACCGCGCTGCACCTGTAAGAACTTCGGGTGAAGGTGACGGTGGAACAGTAGGTAACGGCTATTCCAATAAGCCCCTGAACGCCACAGGTATCGGAACAGACCGCTTTGGTAAAAACGGTAATACTTTCAAGACCAGAAATGACGGGAAAAAGACCTTTGAATCAGGTTCTACGATAACCAACGTATCTAAGCCCAGCACAAGCAGAAGCACAGGGCTTGGCTTTGGTGGTAAGGGACCAGACACAGGTAAGTATTCGGGCGGTTTATATTAAATAAGTTAACGCAGTTAATTGACTGTCAGCCGCCCTTGGGCGGTTTTTTTCGTTTTAAGGGGCGGCAATGAGTAACAACAAAACCTATAAAATTAAGTATGCCCTGAGTATTCCTGAAAGGACCAGCTCTGGACGAGCAGTTTCTTCAAGAGATATTGCTACTACATTTACAGTCAGTGCGCCCGATATAAAAACGGCTAAACAGCAATTAAAAATATCCAAGCCTTACAAAAAACAAATGGAAAGAGCTTCCTCACGGCTAGATTTTCAAGAACACAGAAAACCAAGATTAACTATAGATAAAATTACAGAGAAGAGTGGAAAAAGTAAGGAAAAAGTAGTTCACGAATCCCCACGAAACAGGCGTATTTTTGGAGGGGGCCGCGCTGCTGGGGTTGATGCAACAGTAGGCCGAGGCTCTAAAGGACTACTGAAAAATAAGCTAATGCCAAACACTTAAAAGAGGGTGCCATGCTAAACGCACAAAATAAGTCTGTAGCTGGTAGGTACACACAGCTAGAGTCACACAGGCACTCATTCCTAGAGCGCGGCAGGGATGCCTCTGAGTTAACCATTCCAACACTTGTACCACCCGAAGGACACTCAGGGTCCACCCTGTATAAAACTCCTTATCAGTCGGTGGGTGCCAGAGGTATCAATAACCTAGCCTCTAAACTACTCATGACCCTTTTGCCGCCCAACGCGCCGTTCTTTCGGTTATCTATTGATGACTTTGATATCGAACAGCTTGCAGGGAAGGACGCTAGGGGAGCCGTTGAGGAAGCCTTGTCCCGAATAGAACGTGCGGCAATGCAAGAGATTGAAGCTACTGCCGTTAGGGTCCCTGTGCATGAAGCCCTGAAGCAACTTATCGTAGCAGGGAACGCTCTGGTCTATATGCCAAAAACTGGTGGTATGAAAGTGTACCGATTAGACCGCTATGTGGTCAAACGCGATACCATGGGT